TCCTGACCAAGTTGTGTAATTTCAACATTCAAATCATTTTGGAACAGTACTTGATGCGGCAATCCAATTTTATCCAAGTAGTATGTGAGTCTTGCGTTTAGATATGCCAAGTTCTGATCGATAATCTTTTTTCTAATAAAACTATCTTTGTTGGTCAATAGTTTCAGCAAGAAGTCTTGATGTTCTTTTAGATTGTTCAGTTGATTTACTATAGACCAATCAATTTCTTGAATTGCAGTATTAGTCAAGTCTTCAATCTGTGCCTGGTACGGGTCGTCTTCTTGTGATTTGTTTTCTAATGTGCTGCGTAAGTTGTCGACATTGTTGCGATGCTCGTATGCTTCACGTGCTGTTTCGTAATATGTGTTTGGCTTGCCGTTGATGTCTCCGATATCCTCTAGTGTCTTCATAACACTTTCAAGTTTTCCAGCAACTTCAGTTTGATATGCCATTGAATCTGATAAATCTTTGTTCTTTGTTAAAAGAATCTCAGCTTTCTTGTCTTCGTGTAGTTCTTGTCCGCAAGTGTAACACGTTGCATCGTCAAGTTCGGTAATATCTTTGTTTGCTTTGTCAACACTCTTGGTTGCTCTCATCAAAGCACCTTCTAGTGTAGACTTCTCTTTGTTGAGTGCAGTAATTGCAGCGTTTAATTCAGTCCAGTTCTGCAATTTTTCGTGATTATCAAGTTCTTTTTCAATATCCAGCTTCTCAAGTTCGTCAATACCTTTTTCAAGACGCTCGATATCGCTTCTTTGTTTGCTTAACCATGCCTTTTGTCTCTTGCCAAGCTGGTCAATGCTGGTTTGTATCTTCTCATTGCTGTTTTGCACAGCTTCAATACGTAGAGTTTCTTCGGTTAACGTGTCTTTTGTGACTTTTATTTGGTCTCTTAGTGCAGCTGCCTTCTCACTAAGTATGGTGATACCCAACAGTTGCTCGATAATCTCACGTTGATCGTTGGTTCTCATACTCAAGAAAGGTTCTGTGTAAGTGTTTAATGCTACAATATGCTTGAACATATTGTGACTCATACCTAGCAGTTCTTGTATTGATTCTTGTGTTTTGCGACTGTCTCCTTGACTGTTGTCGTCAAATTCGTCAGTTTGTTCTTGATTGTTGATGTAAAACTTCAATAAATTTGGCGATCTACCACGCTCAATACGATACTGATTGTTGTTTTTCTCAAAGTTAAGTGTAACCAGCATGCCCTTGCTGTTGGTTTTATTGATTAGGTTGTTCTTTTTAATGTTTGTTAGTGCATTTCCGTACAACGCATAGCTTAATGCATTGACAATAGTGGTTTTACCTGTACCATTGCGTGATCCACTATCGTCTCCGCCTTGGTCTAGGTTCTCTCCTAGTACCAATGTTAATTGTTCTTCATTAAAGTCAACAGCCTGGGTAACATTGCCCACACTCATAAAGTTTTTTACTGTAAGATCTTTAATTTTAATCATTTAGTCCGCCATATATGTCTAGTAACAATGTTTTGTTAAAGTTTTCACTATCAATTGCCAGTATTTCGTTTGAAACAATTTGGTCAACGCTTTCAAACTGTTCGATGTCAAGCTCACTGCTAATCTCTTCCAAGTTCTTTTGAGGAATAAGGGTAATTTCTCGACAATTGTATTCGTTCATAAAGGTTTCTTTAATAAACGTTGCTTCTTCGAAGCTGATCGGTAAGTCCAAGGTTACACGGAGATACATTTTGCTTTTGATCAGTGTATCTTTCTCGTCAATCAATTGCGATAGCTTAACTGTACGATACTTTGGGCACTCTTGCCAATCAATGTATACTGGTTCTGCACTGTTAGCACGATCAAGCACCATCATACCACGTGCATCGTCCCACGCATCGGCATAGTTATGAGGAAATGCATTACCGATGTAATGCACATTCTTCTGACTCTGGCGTTTGTGGAAGTGTCCAGTGAATACATACTCAGGTTTGAGCAAGTTCTCTGCTTTGAGTTCGCCGTGGTCGGGCATTCTTACCATAGCATTCATTAAGAAGTTAGGCAATTCAAAATGTCCGAACATGTATTTGCAATCTAATGCAGCTACTTTCTTCCATTCGTCCCCGACCATCCAAGGTACAAGTGCTACATCGTCGATTTGCACAAGCTCTTCGACTACAGTTACACCTGGGATGTGTCTAGCAAACTCTGTGCTTTTGATATCACGCTTGTCTTTAAAATACAAATCGTGGTTACCAGCAAACATATAAAAGTTGTCAAACGCAGCCCCTAACTTCTCTAAACTACGAATGCCTGCATCCATAGTTGTTAAGTTAAGGCTGTTTCGGTTGTGATTCCAGTCTCCGCAAAAGATTCCAGTCTCGCAACCTTGTTCTTTTGCAGTTTCGATAAACCAATCCACATAGTCTTCACAATCTTGATTGTGAATTCGCGAATTGCCTTTCATACCAAAGTGGATATCAGTGAATACTGCTGCTTTTTTAAACAAATTATATCTCCGTGTAGAGTTATAGTGTAAATTAATATTAAGTTAAAGTCAACCGATTATTTCTTTTCGCTCTCTCGCTTGAGAGCAGCATCCCATTCGCCACTGTGCAATCGTGTGTAACTAGGATTGAGGTTATTCATCTCTAAGATATCGTCTCTGATGTTTTGATTGCGTTTTTCCAAGTTGATAACACGTACAAAACTGTTAGTAACTGCCGCTGTGTAGTATGCAAACGGATTTTGCGACTTGGATTCGTCAAATTGCAACCCAATCTGTGATAACTGAAGAATTGCTTGTCCTTTCATCTCGTCGTTGTAAGTATATCCACGTACATTGCCTCTTGTAGCATACCTGTCCACCAATTTCATCCACATTCTAGCTAATTCATTGGTAGCTTTGCCGTGATTGAGGCTGAAATATCCGTTTTCCATACCTCCAGTCCAGTGACTCTTGCCTACACAAATCAAATTGTCATCTTCATCGTATTTCCAATGTTGAAATGGAGGAAATGGCAGCTTAACTTTGTGATCTGCAATTGTTTTAGGGTTTTTCTTGCGTCCGGGTTCTTCTGGAATGTGATCAAACGTCATGACACGAAAAATTAGTTCGGTCTTTTCGATAGTTTTGTAATCAATTTCGCAATCCGCAACTTTTACACGTTTGCCAGCAGCTTTGGCTGCTTCGTAGGCTGCTTGTGATAGTTTTTTTGCTTTATTTCGTTTTGCTTCTGCAACACTATTACGATTTACCTTGTCAATGCTTGGTAAAATAATGTCGTAATTTGCAAACTCGGGTTCTATGAAACTGCTATAGTTCATTTTACTTTTGTGTATTTCTGATAACATATCTCGGTTGTTAAGATACTTTACTCGTCTAGCCATAATTGCTCCTGTTTTGTATTTATTATAAACTACGTACATATCTTTGTCAACTAAATACTATAAGAGGAGTACACATGGGAATTTTTAACTTTCTTGACACAGTAGCCGAAAATGTAAACAATTTTTCAAACAAAGTACAAAATGTACGCAATTTTGTTGATATTGTTCGCGATCCTGCTCAGTTAATTAGTAATATACGCAGCAGAAGTCTGCCATCGGGTGCAGTGCCTCAGAAAAGAAAAACCTCAACTGGAAGTTTTGTTAAAGCAGATAGTCAAGACGGTGAAGATTGGCGTGTAAGAATACATTTGCCTGCACAACCGTCAACTTTTGAAACCTCTCCGTTGTTGCAACCGCTGGTAAAAAGTAATAGCAGTATGGTATTTCCAACTACTCCGCAGATACTTGTTACTCACAGTGCAAATTACAATATGTTTCATCCAATTCATACAAACTATCCATATCCAGTTTATGAAAACAGTATGGTTGAAGATATTACAATCAGTGGAGAGTTTCCAGTTGAAAACGAAGTAGATGGACTGTATTGGGTTGCTGCTGTACATTTTATGAGAAGTGTTACAAAAATGTTCTATGGAGAAGGCGATCTAAGAGGACATCCGCCTCCACGTTGTGCACTCAGTGGCTATGGAGACTTTATATTTGATACTATGCCAGTTGTTATAAAAATGTTTAGTATCGATTTACCTAACAATGTTGACTATATTCGAGTTCCATTATCTTCAACTGCGGCCTTACAGAGTCAAATTCCAGAATCTGTAATCAAAGGACAGGAATACACTTATGTACCAACACTAAGTACTATTAACATTACAGTTGCACCAGCATTTAGTAGAGATGCAACAAGGCAGTTTAACCTAACTGACTTTATCAACGGTGATTATGTTGGAAATCCAGGAAATGGAGGATTTATCTAATGCCAGACAAGTATTACGCTAAGACCAGTCCGTATTATTCAACTCCAGTCTATGAAAATTTCATGGGTTACTATCAAAAGAGAAACATTCCGGCGGACGTAAACGACATCACATACGAAATTGAACCGCAGTATGCTTATAGACCTGATTTATTAGCATATGACCTTTATGGGAGTGCAAAGCTATGGTGGGTATTTGCAGTACGTAACATTGACAGTTTAAAAGATCCTGTTTTTGATTTTGTACCTGGGTTAAAAATTAAATTACCACAAAAACCTATGATAGATGCAGTGATTGGCTCATGAGCGTAGTAAACAATCCTTTACACAAATACACAAGTTACAATTACAGATGGAAGTTTGGGATATTAGCACCTGGTGCAATTGACAATCCTGAAGGTTACCGAGAAAACGGCCCTGACGTAACAATTATTCAAACAGGCGGCACTCCAGATAAGTCGGTAACTACCTTTTCTGAAGAAGCAATTGGTGTAAACGTTGAATACTTTATCGATGATTTTCGAAGTGAGTATCTAGTTGTTCCAAATCCTGGCACTAGTTTTAGTAATGCTATTAGTTTTGAGTTTAAAATTTACGAACCATACAGTGTTGGACTTTTCTTTCAGACTTTAAAACTAGCAGTTACCGAAGCTGGTTACCCTACTCAGCGAGGTTACCTTGATGTTCCGTTTTTGCTGGAACTAGATTTTATTGGATACGACGATACCGGAACTTCTTTCACTGGATCAGAAATGGGAATTGCAAAGCACAGTTTGGCAATCAAACTTACAAATGTTACATTTAATGTTGACCAAAGCGGTGCAACTTATACTGTAACTGCACTACCTTGGAATCACCAAGCATTAATGGATCAGTATCAGCGTATTCAAACTGATTTCAAACTTTCTGGTGAAACAGTTGAAGCAATGCTACAAGGCAGCGGAGCAAGTCTTACTCACGAACTAAACAGACAACAAGAAGAATTAGAAAGCAGCCAAGACGGTGAAGAGAGGGCAAGAGTTGCTGGAAATCGTTACAGTATTGTATTTCCAGCAAGTGCAGGACAAACTGCTCCAACACTAAATTCAAGATTGTCTGATGAAGAACGAGTACTCTCTCAAGCAGTTGTTCCAAACAGTGGAGATCTTACTGGAGAGGAATTGGCGTTGGCTCAGCCTGTTGTGAGAACAAGTAGTGCTACTGCGAGTGCTGATGTAAATTACATTGGACAAAGTTCTATTGTTACAAATTTTGAAGACTTTGGAACAAATCCGTTCGGAGTCGACCAATTTGTTTTTGATGAAGGTAGCGATGCAGCAGGCGACGAAGTATACACTCGAGGGCCATTGACAATTGATGCCAACACTCGTGAATTTCAGTTTTCTGTAGGAACCAAAATTGAAAAAATTATTTCTCAAGTTATATTATCCAGCGATTGGGGATTAAATTTAATAAATCAAGCACCTGATGCAAATGGAAACGTTGAATGGTTTAAAATACACGTTGAATCTAGACTAAGAGCTATTGAAGAAATGGCCAACAGCGGACAAATGGCATTTGATTTTGTTTTTATTGTTACTCCTTTTAAAATTGATGCAAGTGCCTTTGCTGCAACATGGCAAGACCAGAATTACACACCGAAAATTACAGATTGTGTTAAAAGCTATCAATATATCTACACCGGTCTGAACATGGATATTATAAATTTTGAGTTTAATATTGATAACTCGTTTTATAAAGAAGTTTTTAGATCAAACGAAGGCGGCATGGATGCAGCAGATCAAAGTAATTCTCCTACCTTCCAAACAATAGAAACGCATATTGCACGCAACGGCACCAATGACGGAACCAATACAACCGATCCGGGAGCAAGAAGCAGTGTAGTTGCAATGGGCAGCGAAGGCACCGGGTCCGGAGCAAATTCCAGTAAACAACAAGTTGCAAATCTGTTTTCCAAAGCAGTGTTAAACAGTGATATTGATATGATCACACTGGATTTAAAACTCTGGGGAGATCCGTATTACTTCATGGACACTGATGTTGGAAATTATCGAACACCAGGCGGCGGTAATCCAAATCTAACAGTAGACGGAAAAATCAACCCTACTGACAACGAAGTATTCATACTGATACAATTTAAATCGGCAGTTGATTACAACGGAAATTTATTACAACTCGATCCGGTTAACTTGTTTAGCGGAATATACAAAGTTGTAAGTTTTACAAACAACTTTGTTAATGGCATGTTTACACAAGATTTAAATCTAATGAGAATGCCAAACCAAGAAATTGAAAGTGTTGAAAACAGCAACTCTGTTGCAGAAGCAAACGCAACAGGCCAATTGCCTCTGATTTTAAATAATTTAAAAACTCAAAGTGCCAATCGTGCTGCTGATTTTGAGCAACTCATCAAACAAGCTGAAGATTTCCAAAAATTACAAACAGCATTTAGTCAAGCCGGCATACAAGACTTTGAAAAAATATTAAGTGGAACACAAATATTTGATATTGCTCAAAATCTTGGAGGTGCATTTAATCAGTTAGCAAGTTTGCAAAGCAATCTAAGCGGAACGTTAGATGCATTACAAGGAGGCTTGCCAAACTTATTAGAAACTGGTATTAAAAATGCATTTAACAACACCGGTATCGGTCGTACAATAAACAAAGTAAGTAATATTAAAAACAATGTTGATGACATTCGAAATAATTTAAGAGGTATTTTTTAAATGGCAGGTCCTACGAGTAGAAGAACTCGAAATACAAGAACAAATGATACAGTAGATGCAGCATCCAGCAGCGCCGGAATTTATATCGGTCGAGTTGTAAATCACCTCGATCAAAAATTCATGGGAAGTCTGCAAGTACAACTTCTCAAAGTCAAAGAAGGCGGCAACGATTTTCAAGAATCGGGACAATTAATCACGTGTCATTATGCTAGTCCGTTTACAGGACAAACTCCTCTTCAAAATGTAGGAGCAAATGACACATATGCTGAAAGTCAGCAAAGTTATGGATTTTGGGCCGTTCCTCCAGATGTTGGAACCAAGGTTATTGTTGTCAAAGTTGAAGGATCGGCTGATTTTGGTTTTTGGATTGGCTGTGTTCAAGACGAATATATGAACTTTATGGTTCCAGACGGAAGACCAGCAACAAACAACAACAATGATGGTCAAAAACTTCCTACTGGCGAATATAACAAAGCACTAGTTGAACCCGACGGCGAATTACAACCTACAAGATATCCTAAACCTGTAAACACAGACTTTGTTGAAAGTCTTGCTGAACAAGGTCTTTTAGAAGATGATGTCCGTGGACTTACCAGTAGTAGTGCTAGACGAGAAGTTCCTAGCGCAGTTTTTGGAATAAACACACCCGGTCCTCTTGACAAAAGAAACGGCGCACCAAGAAATCTTAGAGGTGCAACCGGACAAGAAGCTAATGTACCGAGCAGTAGACTTGGCGGCACTAGTATTGTCATGGATGATGGCGACGATAAGATTTTACGAACTGGTTCGCCTGAAGATAGTCCGAGCGAATATGTAGATATTGAAAACAGTTCAGGTTCGGGCGACAATACTCGTCCTGCCAATGAATTGTTTAGAGTACGTACTAGAACTGGACACCAAATACTATTACACAACACCGAAGACTTGATTTATATAGGCAATTCTCGAGGAACAAGTTGGATTGAAATGTCCAGCAACGGTAAAATAGACATCTATGCAGAAGACAGTATAAGTGTACATACCAGTCAAGACTTTAACTTTACAGCAGACAGAGATATTAATTTAAATGCAGCTGAAAATATTAACATTTCAGCTGGGAATAAAATCAAAACTACAGCAGGTTCAAGCCTAGATTTTACCAGTATTGATTATACTAGTTTTATTGCCGGCGGCAGCTATACAGCAAAAGCAGACAGTTATATTTCTTTAGCTTCGTCTAAGATAGTTAGCATCGAAGGTGCAAATAATGTTGATATTTCTAGTGCCGGATCGAGTGTTAATTTATCAGCTGCTAAGTTTGTAAATGTTTCGGGTAAAACAGGCATAAAGATGGGCAGCTCGGGTGATGCTCATATGAAAATTGGTGGTAATATTTTCCAAGAAACTAACTCTTACCATGTAAATTCGCAAGAGTTTTTTGCATATGCAAAAGGACAATTTAATCTAAAATCAGACGCTGATATGTTTTTAAATTCTGCTGTTACAATGAACATCAAGGGCAAAAGTGCATACATCAATTCCTTGAGTGGAGACACACATATTAAAAGTGGTGCAGATGTTAAAATTAACGCTGTAGCAGATATCAACAGTTATGCAGTTAATGTGCTGCGAAATGCAACAGCAAATATTCAAGACCGTGCAGCTGCCAGTATTGATGTACAATCAACTGGTGGATATATTAGGTTAAATGCTGCAACTACAATGGATGTTAAAAGTGGAACCGATATGAAAATCACTGGCAACACAATGGATCTAAAAACTCTTGGCGGTGTACTAATTGCAGAAGCAAGTAGTGATTTAAAACTAGAAGGTGCTCTTGTAAAAATTGACGCAGGCGCAACTGCGACAGCAGCAGTTGCAGGATCAGCAAGTATTGCAAAAACTGCAATTGGCGCACAATCAGCAACTCCTGCTACTGTTGCTATCAAGCCAAATCCTGTTACTCCACAAACACCAGTTTCTAGTTTGATATCCAAAATTCCAAGTCGTATTCCGCAACACGAACCTTGGCTACAACATGAAAATTTAAACCCATTGGAATACGTTCCAGAAAAAACACGAGCAGGAATTGAATCTGTTGACTCGTTTACACAGCCTATACCGGACACATTTATCAACATTGGTAATAGAGATACTACAGGTGCAACAACAGCAGCAGATAGGAGCACAAGTTCCGGCTTTACTCCTCCTACAGACGGCGAATACTCGGAAGACGAGCTAGGTGATTTCAGCGACTTGGTAAGAGATACAATATATGTAGTTGGTGATTTTCATGCAGCAGGAATACAATCTGCAGGCGGCTTCCAGGGTTCTCCTAATGCTAGTGCAACAGCAGAACAAATTGCAGCAAACCAAGTGGGAAGAATTCCAGAAAACAGTGTGGTAATTGTTACTGCTGGTGCTAATAATTCAGAAAGTAGTCCAGATGTTGTACAAAAAACAGTCCAGGAAAAAATAATAGATCCGCTTCTAGTAAAGAATTGTTATGTATTGTTTGTAAATTATCCTACTATTGATTTAGCAGGTTCATATGCAAGTACTTATGACCAATACGGGTATGACGCAAATTACAATGCAATTAGAGGTGCATTAGATCTAGTTGGCGCAAACGGCACTATAGATTTAACACAATCTGAAATTGATCCAGCAGATCCTAGAAAACTACGTGCAACATCAGCTGCATATCAACGAGTAGTTCAGGCTGCCGAAGCAGCAGTTAGTGCTATTCCAGATCCGTCACCTTTTGACCAATACAGTGGAACTTTAGGACCGCTGCTTGCTGCTATAAGAATTTGCGAAGTTAGTGATGCAAGTCCTGCAGGATATGATATTGTCTATGGCGGAATTCCATCTAGTAAACAACCTCCTCGTCCTATTACACAAATGACCGCTGAAGAAGTAAATGCGTGGCAATATCGTATTAAGCCTACTACTAGTACAGCAGCCGGTGCATATCAGATTATTTCTAGTACGCTAAAAGAGTTGCTAGACAGAGGAGTTGTGTCCCGTAGTGCCAAGTTTGATGCTGCCACTCAAGACACACTTTGCATTGCACTAATGAAAAATTTACAATCGTGGAAAGACGGCCAAACTAGCGACGAACGCTTTGGATACGGATTAGCAAAAGTTTGGGCAAGTATGCCTGTTATGTTAGCTGGCGTTGGACTGTCCGGAGGACGTACATCTACAACTGTTAATAATGCATATTACGGCGGTGTTGCTACTAATCCTTCAACTGCTCGAAGACCTGCTTCTTTCATCAAAGATGCACTTGTAAGAAGCAAAGAAGGCAATACACAAGAAAACGAAGAAACCGAAGTAACACTAACTCCAGATCAACTTGCTGCGTTAGGATTTGAAGCAGGTGACCCGTACCAAGATTTAGAAACACGTGGATCATTTACTGCTCCTAGTGTTAGAGGAACTTTAGAAAATACTGATAGAGTACGTCAGCGCCAAGGTGAGTTGGCAGGCTTCCGTTATTTGCCAGTGCAGACACGAATAATTGATGTTTTAAACAGAGCAGCAAATGCATCTGGTTGTTATGTTCATATTTCTAGTGGAGGCCAAATGCCGTATGCAGAATGGGCTAACAGACCTGCCAGTCAGCGTGACAGTCGTCGTCCAAACAGCAAAGGAGTTGACCGAGACTTTTATGTTAAAGGCACTAACGGTGAATGGGTAAAAGCTAGAACAGGAAGTAGACGTCACGATACTGGACTTGCAGTAGATTGCAGAATCTCAAGAGACGATAGCCCCACTAGCACAAATTGGATTAACTACAACTTTAACAGAAAAGGTCAAGGCGCAGATAACCAACTATGGGATAACTTTATCTATTTTGCATTTAAATTTGGATGTCGCGGATTTGGATTTGCTCCTGGGTACATGGGTACACGAACAATACACCTGGATGTATTAGGTCAATATTCAAGCGGCAGTTACAACAATAATGTTTTAGGACACTGGTCAAGTACTGCTAGTTACTTTCAACAGATTGCACAACGAGGGATAAATGACGCATGACCGATACTAATTATGTAGATCCAGAAAAAGTCTATCCGTTTATACACCCAGATGAAACCGAAGTTGTACTCAACGGTATTGTAGGATCTCAACCTTACAACGTATGTACATTTGATACAGAGGATAGACTAAATGATTACTACTATAATGATAAATTTCCATTTTCAGATGTAGAAGGAAAAAATACAGCTCCGGGCTGGAGTTTTGTAGCTAGGGTTAATGAAACCTACAAAGGTGTTGCTGGTAGATTGATATTATTTTATGCAATTGATAGCGGAATTGAATCGCCATCGCAGCCTGGACAAAATATTTCATATATGTTGGAAATTCCTATAAAAGATCCTTATCCTGAAAATCCGGGAGCTAGTTATCAACTAGGTGGCGACTTTGATTATGAAATTTCATTAGAACCAGCTGATGTTCCGGCAGCTACACTTGCACTTGATGGAGTTATAAGAGAAAACGATAAAAATCCTAACCAAACTGAACCAGACACTCAGGATGTAAGTCTTGAAGCTGCTGCTGAAAAATCCGCAGCACCTGCCAAAGACGATACAGATGCAAAAGCTGATGCAACAAAAGCAGCACTAGATACAAGCGATACAAACAATCCGGTAGGTGAAGCTACAGCACAAACCAATACCGATTTAGCAGCAGCGCCTACAGTCGAATCTGATATTAGGAACGCTGCTCCTCCTGGTTCTAGTCCAGAAGTTGTTGCAGAATTTGAAGCAACAGCAGATGAATATTCTTCATTACAAACTGAATTGAGTACAAATCCTCCTATTACTCGTATTGCCGAAATTACAGATCGATTAGGAGAAATATCAACATCTCTACCACCGAGTATAGCATCTGCATCTACTACAATTACCAATGCTGTAACTACGTTACAAAGCCCTGGAAATATTCCTGGATTCGAAAGTCTAGTTTCTCAAGCAACTGCAACAGCAGGTAGTTTTCTTCCTGATGCATCAAGTGCATTAGGCGATATTACTAATCTATTAGATTTTGATATAGGTGCATCTCTCGGCGATTTGTCTAATTTATCACAAACATTGCAATCTAGTTTGAGCCAAGCATCTGGTTTATTATCCGGCGGCAACTTATTAGACAATTTGCCAGATATTAATGAACTGTTTAAATTTGATCCACAAGCACTAATTAAAAATATTGATTTAGGACAAGTTGTTAACAGTCCTGCGTTAACCGGAATTAAAGATCTTCTTGAAGATATTACAGCTGGCGGCGGATTAACCGATGTAGTCAATCAATTGGAAGCAGCATTTGGAACTATTGGCAGAGGATTTCCAAATAATCCTGCACTAGCAGATCTTGCAGGTTCGTCGGATGCGGGCTTCGGCTATAATGGAGCACGTAGCACTCCAAGTGGAGAACAAATAGCACAGACTACTAATGCAACTCCTGAAGCACCTGAAGGCGGTCCTGCACCTGAAAGTAGTACTCCTTACGAAAAATTAATTGAAGTTTTGGAAAAAACACTTACACAAGATTGGGCAGTAAAATCCGGCGAAGGCGATGGCATCAAGCCCAGCGAACAGGATGGCGATCCAAGAGGTAAAAGCCAAATACCACCACCACCACCAAACACCAATCCATTAATTATGGAAGCCTATAGAATCAGCGGACAGCCTGGACTAACTAGAGATGGCACATCTGGTGAATATGCTTGGCACACTGCTTTTGTAAATTGGGTGTTGAGCAAAGCAGGATTTACAATAGTAGCATCAATGAGTGCGCAAGCATATTATTCCTACGGCAACAGAGTTAATCACACAAACTTCAATAACCTACGTGCTAGAAAAGGCGATCTTGTGATCTTCAACAGTAAGACGGGCGCAAAACACATTGGATTTTTCTGGGGAATTGACAAGGCTGCTAAAACTGTAAAAATCCTAGGAGGCAATCAAGCCGGAACATGTAAATTAAGTGATTTTCCATTTAGTTTAACCACTGGTGATTTTTATGTAACACACATACGTAGAAATTGGGAAGTTCCTGCAGAAGTTGAAGCAGCTGGGCCAGAGGGCGAACCTACTAGTAAATTAGATGGCAAAGATGGAGATTTAAGCACTACTCCAAACGAAAGTGCAATTGGTCCTACGGGGGCTCCAGCAGATTCTCCAACAGATGAAATATCTATGGCTAATGTAACCGGCATTGCTCCTGACCCCCGTGATAGAGATCGCGATGGATTACCTGATCGTGCATCAAGATTTGGACTTGAAGATGTAACCAGCATTGCTCCTGATCCTAATCTTGCTAGAACAAAATTTAACGAAGACGGAACAGCAACACTTCCGCGAGATGCAACTCCTGCAGAATCTGCTGCTGCTAAAGCAGAACTTAATAAAAGAGCAAGGAAAAAAAGCGATGATGCATTTTTCAACCCACCTGAATTATCAGATGAAGAATACGATGCAATTGAAATTCCTAAACGACTTACTCCCGAAGAACGCAAAGCAAAAGACGCCGCAGACAGAGAAAGAAAAAAAGCTGCCGCAGCTAAACGTAGAGCACAGCAAGCCAAGGATAACGAATTCTACGGCGGCGGCGCATTTAGCACTAAAAATGGCAATTCGCAGAGAGTTGTTAACACAACAGTAACAGAATCAGGTGGCGGCGTAACAGAAACTAAAGGCGGATCTACTTCGTCGGCAGTTGCACGTGAATCTGCTATCAACGCAGCAAAAGGCAGCTTCTATAGAAAGCTAAGTGATGCCCAAACCGAAGCCTCTAGCATTAAAGCCAAATATGGTGTAACACTCACACCTTATCAACCAAATGGTAGTAGAAAGTGGCGATTGAGATAAGGTAAATATAGTATGAGTACATTAGAAAAAAATCTTTACAAAAATCTCAAAGTTAGTTCTCCAAAAACTAATACTCAGCCTATTATTGACAAAAGTTACAAAGGCATTAGCACAGTTAGTAAAGAAACCAAAAACTTTCGTTTGAGAAACATTGACTTGATTAAACAAGATATTGTAAACCACTTCCATATTAGAATGGGAGAAAAACTAGAACGTCCGGATTTTGGTACTATTATTTGGGATGTGTTGTTTGAGCCACTAACTGATAGTCTCAAAGAAGCTATTACAACTAATGTCAACGATATTATAAACTATGATCCTAGAGTGCAAGCTGAAGAAATCATTGTAGATACCTTTGAGAGTGGTATACAATTATACTGTACACTAACTTATCTTGATTACAATATTACCGAACAATTGAGGTTTACTTTTGACCGTGACAACGGTTTAATTTAATCTACGCACTTTATAAATTTCATAAATACCTTAACAACAAAGGAAGTGCGAATGTCTGCAACCGATAGGCAAAATAAATTATTGCTAGCTGAAGATTGGCAAACAATTTACCAAAGTTTTAAATACGCTGATTTCAAAAGCTATGATTTTGACACATTGCGTAGAACAATGATCAATTATATCAGGTTGAATTATCCTGAAGATTTCAGTGACTATATTGAGAGTTCAGAATATCTTGCACTAATTGATCTGATTGCATTTCTTGGACAAAACATCAGTTTTAGAACAGACCTTAATGCTAGAGAAAACTTTATTGAACTAGCAGAACGCAGAGAAAGTGTTCTACGTCTTGCTCGTTTGATCAGCTACAATCCAACACGTATTCAGCCAGCAAACGGATTGCTTAAAATTGTTAGTGTTCAAACCAGCGAAAACATAATTGACAGCAATGGAAAAAATCTATCAGGAACAAGCATCCGATGGAATGATAGTGTAAACGACAATTGGTTTGAGCAGTTTATAAAAGTTCTCAATGCGTCTTATGTTCAAGAAAACAAGTTTGGAACTCCTCGAAAATCAGAATTAGTTGAGGGTGTTAGAACTGAAAAATACAATTTTAATTCAAGACCAAATGTGTTTCCTGTATTTGGATTCAACAAGTCTATCAACGGAAAATCTCTTGAGTTTGAAATTGTTAGTACAGATATCGATGATGGCGAAATTGTAGAAGCAAGTCCGCAACTTGGAAAATCTGTTGGAGTTCTTTACAGAGACAACGGCCAAGGCGCCAGCAGTAGCAAC